GAGAAAAACACCATTAAACTGCTCACTGATAGCATCACCAACCTGATCACGAAATTTGCGCCCTTTCTCACTAATAAACCTTCCGCCGTGTGCTGCCTTCCTGTAATAATTGTTAACTGTTGGTGGAAAAGGTAGAAACAACTCATAATACATAACACTTACTCCTCAATTTAGTACAAGGTAGGGATAGGGTAGGAATAGGGTAACAATAGGGTAGGTTAAAGGGTATAATAAATCCTATATATATTAGTAACTTACGTTCTTTTCTACCCTTGTATACCCTTTTTTGTGGGTATTCGGGGACGGGCACCCTCTCGCGCTCGATATCCCGATTTCGAGGGTAGGTTAGCCCTAAGTCCTTGATTTTTAAGGGAAAATACATACCCTAACCCTACCCTATAACCTACTTAACCTACCCTTTGAAAGGGTAGGATAATGATCAATTTCGAGCTTATACAAGGTGCTTAGAGTAATCATTCATCACCTCCAATACTTGTATGACCTTAGGAGACCTGCCACCCAGCGGATCGATAGTCAATATTCTTATGGCCTTGTTATCTTCCATATGGCTTAATACCTTATCTAATCCCAATCTCATTGCTCCATACCTGTCATTTAAATCATTAATCATTGAATTGTTCTTACAAGCTATCTTGAGCTTACTGTATGGTATTAGCTTCTTGTTGCGATACCTTAAGTCTACTTGGCATTTTTTATCCTTGATGGTATTCTCGACTATATTAATTATCTTACAATAAACAGCAAAGCTTGCATTGTCAAGACTCTGATCTCCGCTTATGCCTGCTAGAACACTACTAATATTCTCATACTCATAATCACAAAACTGCTTAGCCCACTCCCATTCAGCACTCTCAATGACCAGACACTTTTCACTTCCAGGCTTCTTATTAAATACAGTGGCCAACCCAGCCAAGCGGATAGCCTTCTGAGCGACTCGACTGGCCATATTGCTTTTGACACCATCTATACCGCTAAACTCATCCCTTAGTGATAAATACTTATCATAGTAATCATGATAATCATCAAACAGGCCGTCATCAAACTCTATACCATATGCCTTTGGATCAGTCTCACTCTGAACAGCACTACATTTCTCACATAGCTCATGAAGACGCTCTGTTAGATCATTGCTCAAACTATGCTGAATGCTTCTATTAGCCTTAGTTACATTCTTCTCTAGCCTAAGACATATCTGTCTAGGCAGGTAACCAGAGTTAAGTGCACCAGTCTCTTTCCAAGCCTCATCCATCTGACTACTAGTGCTCTCACTTATAACACTCATAGCCATGGCACGGATGCTCGGCAGACTATCCTCTGACTTGCTATATCCATGAGCCTTAGTATAACCATTAGAGTGACTACATTGGAGAGCATCGAGCATAAATGCCGTCTTAGCCTCAACATTACCACTCTTGACCTTCATCATCATTCCACCCTCACTTATAATGCTTATACCACAGCGAGCATCCATGAAATGATCAATGATTGCCTTAGGCCCATAGAAGTGAGAAGGTGCTATGAAACTACTATAGCTTTTGACACTATCATCATCATTAGTAATACACATTCTGATAAAATCATTGATCCTATCCTTACCACACCCTGTATCAGCAATGATAGTCAGAAAGACATTAAGACCAGCAGGCATAGGCTGAGACACATTGAACTTACGTCCTACTATTGCAGCAACAGCACCAACCGCGGAAGCAAATGCAACCTCTTGTGACTGAAGCAATAGGAAGTTATAAGCAGATGAATACAAATCACCTAATAAGCCTGGTGGCTTTGGTAATTTCTGACCACCTACTCTTTCCCTATCTACTCGCTCTAGGTCAAAATCTGTATTCTCTTCAGCAATGTTATCAACCATACGATCAATATCATCAAAGCGAGTCTGCCATCTATCGCTGCCTGCCTCTTGACTACCACTCATGAGACTCTTGGCCATAGCCTTAGCATTAGCCTTGGACATCCCATCACTCACCCATTGGTAAGTAAGCGTGAGTAAACTTTCATGGTACTCATGTCCAGTTCGTATACTCTCATAGAACTCATCGAGGCATTTTGGTGCTCCAACTGTATTCTCTTTGTCTTGAGCATCTTCTTCTTGTAATGCTTCCTTCTCTTCTGATAGTTTTTCATAATCATTTCCCTCAAAATATGAATAGAACTCGAAGACCCCATCACCAGGATCATCTCTTGTAGGTGTAAACCAGGGCTGGCTCATAACGCCCATTTCTTTCACCCATCCAATCCCTAAACCCTTTAAGAGATCTCCCATCATTCCTTTGAGATCATCTTTAATGAATGGTTCAGAGGTAGGCACCACGCAGCGGAATTTGTTAACACCTTCAGCGTGACTGTGGCTGGTGTATATGAAGTGGTTTAAACCCTTTTGTTTTAACTTCCTGCTGACTAGAGCCGGTCTAGGTGCATTATCTCCCATAACTCCAATATCAGCATCTATAACAAGTAACCTGCTTGATGCTAGGTTAGCATTCTTCCGCTCCATGGGTGACAACTCACCTCGAACCCAATAAGAGCTATGCTTCTTGCCTTTCTGACACTTGCTAAATACATACGATAAGTCTTCAAATGTTTCATAGTTTCTTAGTTCTCCGTGCGTAGTGTTCGATTGATCGCCTATAAAAACACTTATGGAAAACATTCATTACAGTCCTTTTTATTAGTGACTAGAGAAATTCTAGCCGACCTTCCTATTCTACGCTTCACAGAACTCGAAGTCTAATACTTTTTAGTTATATCAAACTAGGTTTTTATAACTATAAAATATACGATATTTCTTTACTGGTCAGGCGTTGGTACCGTATAATATACCCTCTAGGGAAAAATTCCCTAGTAGAAACTAAACTGACTTTAAAAGGAATACTTAAAATGAGTGAAGAGAAGCGAGAGTTTAAATTGATCGAGTTAGATCCTTCTATCCGTAATTTTGCGATTACTAAGATATACGGAATTGTTAGTGATGATGGCTTTATAACCGGTAACGGTGCCTTTATAGCCTGGGAGGATAAGAAGTCTTTTAATAGTATTAAGGGAATGGGTCGTGTAGAAGGTATTACTCGTTTGAACGCGCTTAATAGTGAAGAAGACGGCTGGCTTAACTTGATGTTGGAGAGATAAGATATGACTATGTCCAAGACTAAGCTCTTGGCCGACTATGTGGAGGCGAAAGCCTCCGCAGATCGGTTCAAGAAGCTGGAAAATGAATTGAGAATCAAGATTGTAGAGCAATTCTTCCCTACTGCTGGCGAAGGAACTCACAACTCAACCTTCAAAGGCCTGGAACTCAAGGCTACAGTCCGTTACAACTACAAATTTGACCTTGATGAGCTCAAGATGATAGAGGAAATGCTTAATGAGAATGAGGCAGCTTGTGTCAGACGCAGGCCATCTCTTGATCTGACCAAGTTTAAAGCCCTGGATCCTGATGACAAAGTCCTAATTGAGGATGCTATCATCATAACACCTGGACTTCCTACCCTAACTGTTAAGGAAATTGACTAATGGATATGCGTGAGCTTGAAATCAACGGCTCTAAGGTAGTCTATACAGACATGCCTAAGTTTGCAGTAACCTATTTCCCCAAACACGAGAAGTCATCTCACCAGGAATACAAGGATAAGAGCGCTGCTCTCCTTAAATTCTACAGAATTGCCAGGAAGATGACTGCTGATGAGCTTGTTCGTGTTAACAAAAAGATAATTGAATTAGAGGAGAAGCAGCCATGGTTATAACAAAGCCTGTTTTATTCCATATGATGGCCAAAAAGTCAGCTCTTAAGATGGAAATTGGAGGGTTGAAACACTCACGCGGAAGCGTCTATGCTCATATCAAGCGGACTTATGGGCTCAAAGGCAATAAGCAGAGAGTTTATACTCAATTTTGCGAGCTAGTTGAGAAAGCAAAGGGAGAAGTTGTAGAATGAACAAGCTTGAAATTGATACAGTTGGTATGTGGGCAACACCACTCACACAAGAAGAGCTGCAAGATAGAGTAGCAGCACTCAATAGCATAGAAGCAACTCATGCAATGATGTTCACCTGGAACTACTTAGCTAGTGTTATAGATAATTACAATGATGTGCCAGGTCATTGCCCATGCTGTGGAAAGGAAATTGATGATGAATAACAAAAGTGAAGAAATGACTAGCTTTGTTGACCATTTATCAGAGACAATCTTTGGTAAATCAGTTAGCAAATCCCATAATGATAACACTTGTGTTATTTGCAAAGGCCCTGCTCTTAGCTTTAAGGATCATTTGAGCGCTAAAGAGTATTCAATCTCTGGTATGTGCCAGGTTTGCCAAGATAAAGTATTTGGAGAAGATGATGACTGACTTAAATGATGTCCATATCTGTATGAATTGTCACGAAATCTGTACAGTTATAGTTCATGAGTGGAAAGAGCGCGAAGAATTCTGGGGCGCTCCCTGCTGGAGGACTGAATATGAAGACAGGAGTGAGTGCTGCGACGATGAAGTTGCTACCGCGAGCGAATGTCAACTGAATGGATGGCCTGTTGGCCTGGAATCTGCTAAAGAATTAGGATGGGACAAATGAAAGTACATATAGAAATGGATGATACTGAGCTAGATATATTGCTTGCATATATTGGACGCATGAAAGTCTCTGATATGCGTAGTGATAGGGATGCCGAGCTGTTCTATTCTGGCTATCAAGTCATGAAGCAGACGCAAAGAGAAATGAGATGGGAACCTGAATAGTTGATTACTTGCCCCGCAAGGGGCATTTCATGATACTGTCTATTCATTGGGAGTGGACAGTACAATGAAACAAGGAAACTTAATATGAAATTAACTACAACTATGTATGTCAGAGCATATAAAGCGTACTCATGGGATGAATGTTATAGTGAAGATTTTCCATATAAACTTGAAACATCACTCAATGACAAAAATTATGATAGTTCCTGGGTAGTCGGTAGCTTTGAGGTGACTTGTCCTCTTGATGTGCCTTCTAAAGAGCATATTGTTGCATGCCAGCTTAAAGGATTAGAAGAAGCCCTCAAAGATCATATTGCTACATCTTATAAGAAAAGAATGGATTTGGAACAGCAGATTAAAGATTTAATGGCAATAGAGGATATGTCTGATGGCAATTAAGATCCAAAACACTAACGATATTGAAATCAATAGTGTTAAAACAATAGTGTACGGAGGCGCAGGCGTGGGTAAAACCCGCTTGTGTGCTTCGGCACCATCCCCAATAATCATTTCCGCTGAGAAAGGCTTGCTATCACTAGCAGATGGTGATGTTAGCTTTATTGAAATCAAGTCAATGAGGGAATTTGATGAATGCTATAAGTGGGCCAAGAGCTCATCTGAAGCAGATCTCTATGAGACTATATGTCTTGATTCATTGAGCGAGATAGCGGAAGTACTGGTTGCAGAATTAAAGCCACAATATAAAGATGGACGCCAAGCATATATGGCACTAGCTGATGCTATGATGCCTATGCTAAGGCGTTTCAGAGATTTGGATGGTAAGCATACTGTGTTTACTTCCAAGTTGATACGTGTTGTTGATGAGGAATCAGGAACTGTATCAGAAGAGTTGTTAATGCCAGGCAAAGTTTTGGGCAATCAGATACCATACATGGTTGATGAGTTGTTCAAGATCAATGTTGATCGTAAAGGTGTTGCTTCTCTTCAAACTGCCCCTAGCAGGCTGTCGTTTGCGAAGGATAGAAGTGGCGCCCTGGATAATCCAGAGGTGCTTAACATGACTGTTGTTATCAATAAGATAATGGCGAAACAAGGAAATTAAAACTATGGCACTATTACCAGATGTATTTGTACCTGATGAAGCTGAAGAGAACCCATTTGCTCCTCTCCCAGCAGCCTGGTACACCGCGGAAATCATCAAGTCTGAGCTCAAAGACACTAAGGATGGAACAGGCAAGTATCTGGCTCTCTCCTTCAAGATTGTCGATGGTGACCATGCCAACCGCCTGGTCTTCACTAACTTGAACTTGGTTAACAAGAGTGAAGTTGCTGTTAAAATCGCTCGTGCTGATCTGAAAGCAATCTGCGGAGCTTGTAACATTGAAGGTGAGCTTGAAGACTCAGTTGATCTCCATAATATCCCTATGGAAATCAAGTTGTCTCTTAAGCCAGAGACTGCTCAGTGGCCTGCTAAGAATGAGATCAAATCGTTCAAGCCAGAAGGCTGGGAACCTGGCTCTGATAGTGATGACTCTCCCTTCTAAGTGACTATGCCCCCGCAAGGGGGCTTTTTGGAGATAGAATATGCTAGAACAAGAACATTTGAATAGGCTGCTGAATGATCCTGAGACAGTTAGCCTTCCGCGTCCCTACCTGGGTCTGTCTCAGATAGGAGAGAAATGTCACAGAGCACTTCAATACCATCACTACTGGGCCTATGAGATTACAATCAGCAAAAGAGTCCAAAGGCTGTTCAAAGTAGGACATAGAGAAGAGCAAGTGATCATAGATGACCTGGCAGAAATAGGCATCTTTGTAACTGACTCCCAAGAGGAGATGACTGGGACTGCTGGTCATTGGAAAGGGCACTGTGATGGCATAGCAATAGCTGAAGTAGACATATCACAGAGATTCCTGGTAGAGTTCAAAACTCATAGCCAGAAGAACTTTGATCTTGTTAAAAAGAACGGAGTTAAGAAATTCAGTTCAAAGCATTATGGCCAATGTATGGCTTATATGGGCTACCTGGATCTGCCATATTGCTTATATGTAGCTTACAATAAGAACACATCAGAAGATTGGTGTGAGGTTATAATGTTTGATGAAGAAGAGTTTAAAGAGCTGAAGCGGAAAGAGATGGAAGTAATAGCATCTGATGGACTGCTCCCAAGAATAGGTAATGGCTCTCCAGCCTGGTTTGAGTGTAAGTTTTGCGATGCCAGGAAAGTATGCTTTGGTAGAGAGCTTCCGCCTATCACCTGTCGCTCTTGTCAGCATGTAGATATAGAGAAAGATGGAGTTTGGGCCTGTAGTCTTCAAGACTGTAACCTTTCTGTAGATGATCAGAAGGCTGCTTGTGATGAGTATCAACTGAGTAATATATTTATGGAGGAAAAGTGATGAGTGAGCACATAAAATGCAGGCACGGGGCATATCTCGATATGCAGCGTTGTTGTTACTGCGACCAAGAGCGCATCGAAGAGCTGGAAGCCGAGAACAAGGCACTACGTGAGGCTTTAGAGGTATTGGCCAAACTGGGTAATGGCGACCACTACGGCAACAGCGATGGTAACCGAATAGCGCAAAAAGCACTACTGGAGAAGAATGAAGGAGAAAGTATATGAACATCAATGATTTAACAATTGGACAAGGGAAGGAACTTGCTGGAATGTTTGGTGGTGAAAGTGCCAAACTTGATAATGGCATGATAGGCAAATATGTCGTTGTCCGCTGCCGTGATGCTGGTGTCCACTCTGGGATTTTAGAATCACACAATGGCCGTGAATGCGTTTTAACTCAGTCAAGGCGACTGTGGTACTGGTACGCCAAGGATGGTGCATTCTTGTCTACTGTTGCAGTAAACGGAGTCACGGATGACAGCAAAATAGGCCAAGAGGTATTGCGTATTCACTTGACTGAAAATTGTGAAATCATTCAATGCACACAGCAAGCCGAGGAATCTATCCGTGAACAACCAAATCATAACGGCTAATGAAATGATGGATTCTGGCTCTGGCGATGGCTCTGGCGATGGCTCTGGCTCTGGCTCTGGCTATGGCTCTGGCTCTGGCTCTGGCTATGGCTCTGGCTCTGGCTCTGGCTATGGCT